GATTTGCAACGTCAGCCCCATTTCCATCTCCGTTACCATTAAAAATTCCTGTATTGCCTGTTGTCTGAACACCGAGAACCATTCCATTGGAATCTGAAGCCGTACTACCTGGTAACTTATGTTGTCCAATAATAGTGCCAGTCATTGTTCCGCCGGATAATGGTAAGTGGTTTGCTAAACTGCTGTTTAACGATGATATCGCTCCCGTGCATGTCCCATTTCCAATTTTAGAAATGTCTGTCGTTCCAAGCATTTTATAGAGATACCGCACATTCTTGAACATCTGTGACACCTTCGCAAAAATTGAAGAGTGTTTTTCACCGCTTGATAATTTTGATACAGTCGTCCACGCTGACGTTAATCCGTCTGCCACATCACTGCTCGTAAATGATACGATATTGTTCGCTGTATCTCCACCTGTCGCTACTGCCCCAATGTTTGCTGGAGTGAGATTGACATTTCCTCGCCGATAGGATGCTTCTTTTGCGCCCTTAACCCCCGTCACAGGAGTACCGGCAAGCACGTCCCATTTTTCATCTGATGTTTTATAGATGTTTGCTCCGGCAGGAATCACATTGCCGGCTCCCTCTTTGAAATCATCCGTGGTGGTAAATTCATCTGAAATATTGTACATCCATCCGGCATTGACATCCGCAAGTGCCGGAAGATCTGCAAATGCAACTGTTCCGTGTGGCTGCAATCCACCGTTAAGTCCTTCTGATATGTCTTTTGCCTGCTGATAGTAATACTTGGCATTGTCAGAATCCTCGCCCTCTCTGCTTCCTGTACCACCAACAGCATAACTCTGTGCTTTGGTTGCACTATCTGCTGCAGATTCGGCTTTACCGATGATCTCTGTTGCTTTCTGCGTTGCGATTGTGGCTTTATCTATGGCGGTACTGGCGGACTGGCTGGCAGATGCCGCTTCACTTGTGGCTGTGGCTGCAGACTGACTGGCGGATGTCTCACTGACTTTTGCGTTAGTCTCGGATATTGCTGCCGCCGTGGCTGACTTCGCCGCTGCTGTCTCTGACGCTTTGGCATTGGTTTCGGATGTTTTTGCCGCTGTTTCACTGGCTTTTGCGGCATTCTCACTTGCTTTGGCGTTTATTTCAGACATTGCCGCTGCCTGCTGGCTTGACTCTGACTTTGCTACTTCCACCTTAATTTTTGCAAGATAGTTTGGCTCCAAGTGTTTTTCCTCGATGCTACCCTCTTTGACGGTGGCAGACACTTTTCCATCCTTATCAATATAAAAAGCTACCGTATCAGAATCAAGGAACTCATACTGTGTAATCAGTGCCGACAGGTCTATGTACTGCTTCGTACCATCGATCAGAGTCAAAATAATCTGCTGTGTAGTCGGGTTATAATCGAAGTTGATTGCGATTTTCTCCATCTGTGTATCAATCGTAATCTTAGAACCGTTCTTTTTCGTGATTGTGATAATTCCCGTCGATTCCTCGAATGTCACATCCGCAACAAGGGTTGCCACTTCCGCCTTGGTTGCTTTTGTGGTATCGAGAGTGATTACACGATCATCAATGATATCAATCGAGCCATCCATTTTATTGAGGTTTCTTTCATTAAGCGGTGTTTCATCACTCGGGTAATTCTCCCAATTAATATCAATATGCGCTTTATTCATGATCCTCACTCTCCCTTTCCTTTGCAAGCTTCATCTGTTCACGTTCTACTGTAACATGTCGGTTTGCTTCTTCCTTGATCTGATATAGAATATCCTTAAACACCAGGTACTTAGCTTCGATTGGGACATCCCCGCACAAATTTACATAATTTATAATGTCGTTTTCAAATTCACGAATTTTTGCATTTATCATAGATTTTCCACCTTTTCCTTTAACTGTTCTATCTCGTCATGCTGCAACTGCACTGTGGCAACCAGATCAGCAATCAGTTCCGTATATTTCAGTCCGTAATACTTTTTCCCATTGCTGTCTGAAAACGTTTTTGGACAAATATTCCACCCTTTTTCCGCTTTTTTCAAAACATCCTGTGCTATAAAGCCATGATGAAATCCATCCCTTTCGAAATTATAACGATACGATTTTGCACTTAAAGAATAAATAAACTCCGATGATCGTTTTTTGTCCAAGTCTGAAATTGTATTTTTCATTCTTTTATCTGAGCCGTCAATCACACCCCCTCTAAATCCAGCAACACCGGTATCCCCATCCAGATTAATCATGCAGTGGTCCGTGTCTGTTCCGCCTTTATTTAGTGAGATATGATTATATTGAACGACACATTGATGGTTTGGACTTTCAAGCGTTCCTTCCACTGTTCGAAATCCATCCGTTCCCATCTGTACAAGTGTTCCACTGCGTTTAAATTCAATAAGGTTTTCTACAGACTCTTCCGCTTGAATATGCATATATCCCCCGGTCATTTCCATAGAACCTTTTAATTCAAGCAGTTTTGCATTAATTTTGATACCCTCGGCTGACTGGTTGATTTCTGAAACAACACTATCCCTTGTAACTTTAGAACTGATCTCCGTTGCGGTCTGTGTAATCGCACTGGACATATTTGATGCAAGCTGTTTAAATTTCTTTAGTAATGTCCACTTATACTTACCACTGCTTATTCCACCGTCCGGTTCGCAGCCATAAAAGTATCCATTTTCCTGATTCAAAAAACTGCATCCATTGTAGTGTGACGATGCCGGATAAGTTTTTTGGGGATTTCCGAAACCATAATATGTAACATCATATTCTTCAATATCCCATGCTTTTAGGGAAGCCGTGACTTCCGAACGAATCTGCGTTGCAGTTACTTCTATTTTACTGGATAACTCGCCTTCTGTTTTACTCGCCCTGGTAACTTCTGCTGTGATATTGTCTGCATTAATTTTAATGGCTGCCGCAAGTTCAACTTCCTGCCCCTGTGCCCTTTTGACTTCTGCTGTAATACTGCTCGCATTTTGCGTGATTCTCGATGATAAACCATCCGTTGTATTTTTAACTTCTGTGCGAATTTCGGTTGCGGTCTGCGTGATCTGTGACTGCAATCCCTTCTCAACATCAGTTATCGTACTCTGTGTCTTTTCAATGGTTCGCTCCAACACATTGCTCTTGCCTTTGAGCTTTAAAATACTTTTCTGTATTCCGTTCGCCCCGTTTGTCCGGTACTCTTCCCCATCCGCTTCCAAATCATCACGCAAAGCCTGTATACCTTTCAGGGTTCTTTTCAGAATATAGGACTCAATCAGTTCATATCTGGTCGGCAGCCGCACTGCATCCCCGACCTCAAGACACGGATTTCCTTTGCAGTCCGCTGTAAACGGGCGGTAAACAATCCCTCTGATCTTGGAAAGGATATTTTTTGCAATGCCTTTCAGTTCTTTTGTGCCTTTGCCATATACAAGAAAATTATCCTCGATCACATAAGCATTGTCTCCCGTACCCACGATCACGCCGATATCATTCTTCTGCTCCCGGATCTGTAACTTATTGATCGTTTTAACAAGAAAATCTTCATATTCAGCCGTTATATATAAATCTTTCCCGATCCGGTTGCTTTTCGGATCTCTTGGGAACAAATCATCTGCCGGATAAAGATCGTTTCTCGGATAAAGTCCCTGTATATTCTGCTCCAGATATATATAATGAAACTTCCCGTCGCGCCCCATGTGCCCCATGCAGCCATTGATCTCACAAATGCAGGACAACACTTCTTTGCCGCTCATAGATTCGCCTATGGTGCTCGATTCCTCTGTATCAGAACTTGTCTCACTGGATGGCGTGACCGCAACTGTTTTTTCAATAGACATGTTGTCATTGATAAGATCAATGTCAGCCTGCTCAATCCCGAAGTGCTTAAAAAAGCTGTCCCGGAATTGCTTCATTGTGACCGGATCATAAACTGTAACAGTCGTAGTTTTTCCATCTTTATCTTTCTGCTGCTCTTTATGGGATGGAAAGACAGTGTTATACCATGCTGCCACATCTGCATTTAAAATGTCATAAAGGGCATCATATGCCACTACATCTCGGTATTTTCTGTCAGCAGTCGGTGTATCGGAATAACCTTTGAATCTTCCTATCAAAAAGGGTTGATCTGTGTGCCCGCCAATTATCATCTTGACGGTCATCCATCTCCCTTTCATTGGAAGAAAAATATTTGATACCTTAAATTTTACAGATCCGGCTTCGACAGCACCAAAAGTCAATTCAGACTGTGAACACAGGCTTTCTGTTAATTCAAACTCTTCCTCATGAAATTCCGTATTTGTGATATGGATTTTCTCATCATCGGAAATAATCTCAAGCTGGACATCAACGCTATTCTGTTTAAATAAATCAGCATATTTAAAATCAATCATCCAATTACACCTCCATATCCGATAAATGCCAGCCGGAATGATCCATACTGGACCGTCCATTCATCTGCATAATCTATCTGATACTCCACGTCGGGCATATAGCAGTCCATCGTTACATAATTGCCGATTTCCGGCATCCATGCGGTAACAAGCGATTTCTTTTCGATTGCATGGGAATATTGGGATCTGATGTTATCCATCAGTGCACGCAATGCTTTCTCATCTATATCTCCCGGCGTTTCCCATTCTGTTTTAATCGAGACGTTGCTCAATGCCTCCCGGTGCAGTATCCCGTTCGCATCCCGGTAAGAATCAAGATCCTGCCCCTTGATACCGCATTTATACTTCTTTGCCTCTATATACCGGAAAGGAACTGTGTAATTGCCTACTTTTATTAAAAAACCGCTGTATGCCATTTATACGCTCCTCTCCTAAAAGTCAAATGCCGGACTTCCGGTTCTCCGGTAATAGTCGTTTGCCTCTTCCTTTACAATTTTGAAAATCTTTCCTTCGTCCGCTACGATCCGCACCGTCTGCACGCCTTTCATCTCACTTGCGATCATTTCTGCAAGCGGTTTCATGTAAGACAGGTTATTTTCGAGTGGAAGTACTGCTTCGCGTCCGGCTTCTCCGATGTTTGCGAGAGTGCTGCCGGTTGTGATACCGCCGTTGGCAAGACGTGGGAGATTTACATTTGGAATTGTCGGGATGCTAGGATGCCATGAGCCTCCTCCTAAGAAATCCGGAACATCAAAACCGATACTATTAAATCCGTTCGTTAATGTGTTAATTCCATCAATGATTTTATTTACCATTGTTTCTATAATTTTTATAATTCCATTTGCTCCATCTTTAACGAAATCTCTTGCAGCATTCCATGCCCCCTTCCAATCTCCATTAATAAGTGCTGTGACAATTTTTATAAGATTTTCTGCATTTTTCAGCACGAAACTAATGCAATCTAAAATGATATCAACTGCTGCTGAAACAAATCCACTTACTTTTTTTGCAATGTCAGATACTTTCGGTGCAAGAGTATTCATTAGCCATATGATGAGAGGCTTTAACACTACTTCCCATAAAGTTTTTATCAAATCTATGACCGCCCCTAATAATCCCATCAAATTGTCTATAACAGGTTTTAGATGCTGTTCATACGTTTCAGTTACTAATTTCGCAATATAATTCAGTACTGGTTGAATATATTCATCCCATAACTTCAACGCTTCTGCCATTATCTCTGATAATCCGTCTCTTACGGAATCGAAAAAAGGTTTTAAATGCTCATCATATAAAGCTGTAAGTCCATCTGTTATTTGTCTTACAATATCACTCAGAACACCTGTTATCTGCTGGATAAATCCAAGTAGATTATTCAAAGTGTTCTTAATACTCTCGCTATTATCTGAAATTGGCGTTACGAGAATATCTAACATGTCTCGGACAAACTTTAAAGCAGTTTCCGTAATAAAAGAAAATGCATCAGCAAATATCTGTATTAGATCCGCCGTAATTTGCTGTCCATTTTCATCTCCAAATACAGAAAAAATATCTGCAATTGTTTCAAATGCTTCAGCTATGAGTGTTGTAATGTCGGATGATATGTTAAAACAATTAATCAAAAACTGTTTTATTCTTCCAGAGTTTTCTTCAAGATAGCTATTTAATCCCCCTAAAAAGTTTTCTGCAATAGTTGTTCCAATACTGATTACAGACGCACTAATACTGCCAAGAGACGTTACAACGGTCTGTGCAAAATTATCTGCTGCGCTCAATACACTTTTGTCAGCAAAAATATCAACAAGCGATTTTCTTATACCCTCTAAACTTTTTTTAATGTTTTCAACCTGTGAGTCAACATCTAAATTATTCCAAGAAGTTTGAAACCCATTAATAAAATCATCTTTTAACTTTTTAAGATAGTCGAAAAACTTCTTATACTTACCTTCAAGCTGATCTATAACACTCTCCTGAGTTGACGTATCAAATGGTTTTATTTCCGTTCCACCGGTGCCACCAGATCCACCAGACCCACTGCCAGACGTCTGATTTTTCGATATAACATTCAATTCATCAAAGGAAGCAAGCGCGCCTTTTGCCTTCTTTGCAGCGTTCGATACAGAGTTTGCATAGTCATCCATAGAATCTGCTGCATCAGAATATCCATCAGCAACATCTTCCGCAGCCGACGCCGTTGTACTCATCTGCTGCATTTGAATGCCAAATATTTTTGACATAATCGCACTGATTGTATTTGCAACATTAATAAGGGCAGCAACAATTTTATTTAAAAATTGGACAACCGGTGTTAATACTGTAATCAGTCCATTTCCAATGATACCCATGAATTCTTTCCACTGTTCAGACAAAATTCTTGTCTGATTCGCCCAGGAATCCTGCGTATCTATAAAATCATCACCTATATAGGATAACTGGCTCATAACATACTGATAACGAAGCATTACTTTCTCTGACTGTGACATTGCAGAATACGATTTTGTTATTCCCTGTTCAAGTGCAAACTGTTTCAAGTTTACCTCGGTCATGACAACGCCATACTGCTTGAGAGTTTCTGTTTCCCCTGTATATATGGATTTCAAGGCAATACTTGCCAGATCCTGTGATACATTGAAAAAGGATGCCATATTAGCAGTCAACTTTGTGAGTTCCAGAGCCATATTCTTAGCATCCTCGGAACTCGTAAGCATTGACTTTCCCATACTCATAAAAGTTGATCCAGTCTGATATGCCATTAATCTGCTCATTCCAAGGTTCTTGATAGCAGATTCTGCCAATGCATCCATTTCACTGCGCATATTACCAAATGCTTTATTCACAACGTTGTCAACTTCTGTTAAGTCAGATGCAAGTTCAATCGCTTCTTTTCCGAATCTTATAAATGCAGTAGCTGATATAGCAAGTCCTAATGTTTTTGCAATTCTTCCAATACTAGACACAATAGAGTTTATTCCTGTGTTGAATTCATTTGTGTTAATTCTTGTATTGATTCTGATTTCTCCATCATACCCACCAGCCATATGCAATCCTCACTCCCTAAACTAATCCCAGTTCCTTTTCTGCTTTCTTCTTTGCTCTGATTTCTGCCATCATCTGATCGTATTCGTCAATCTTTGCTTTTTCATCCTCGGTATACTCTTTCTTTTCTTCCGGCTGTTCTAAGGCATACATTTCCTGCGCTTCCTTAATCGCCTGTCTCTCTTCTTTTCCCATCTTGGATGTGATTTTCTTCCTGCGGATCTCTATAACCTGTTGGAATGATGACTGCTTATAAGGCATGTTCCAGAGCAGACCATTGAACATCCACCAGTGCATTTCATCTAGTGAAAGATCAATCCCGTATATCTGCCGGAAGTCTGCATAAATACGCCACTGGTCAATGTCGTAATCTACCAGTCTGCGGTTATCTTTTGATGATCCCGGTTTGTCATGGAACCAGCCATTTAGAAACCACTCCACACACTGGCGAAGATCATCCCCGTCCGGGTGCTCCCGTTCGTCGAACAGCAGATAGATCAGTGCATCACTCTTCTCATACTCATTCAGTTCTTTGTCATACTGCACAAGGAATACCTGTATGCCGATACGAAATGATGTATTAACCTTGTACCCGTTCCATTCCTCAGGCAGCGGATCGAGCATGACGTTAATCATGCCCGCGCTCCTTTTCTGCCGGAGTTATAGCGTTTTCTGGTCATCTCGTAACGCTTGCCGAAGAGCTTATTCATGACCGGGATGATCTTCTCGACAAATTCCACCAGTGCCGTCTCATCCGGCGCGAAATCTCCATACACGTTTTTTACTGTGTCTTCCCCGAACAGACCGTCGATCTCTGCTGCGATCTGTTTCAGGTACTTCACCCGGATTCTGTTTGCCTGTAAAACCGACTCAACATCAACGTTGTCAGAATCTACCTCATCCTGTGCATGTTCTTTCTTCCATGCTGCCGCCTCTTTCTCACAGTTCTCGGAGATTCTTTCCAGTTTGTTGATGACCTGTCCGAATCGCTCGGCTGTGTCGGCATCTGCGACATTGATGCTCAACACGGTAATGACATCCCCGTCCTCATTTTTAATTGCAATTTTTCTGACACCACTGTCTAATACTAATTCTTCCATAAATTACCATCCTTTCAGAAATCGGGCAGGACTGAAAGGAACCCACCCGATTATGCTAATTTTTGATTAACACCGTTTATTATTTTCCTGATGTACCGGACACTTTCGCCGCCCATGTAAATGTGCCATCACCGGCGATCGTGATCGTTCCAAGTTCTACCGCACCATTTCCGTTGATCTGAATCGAAGATGTCAGCGTATCGCCGCCGGATCCGCCTGTGCTTGACGGGCATACCGTAACTGGGACTCGGATGCAATCGCCTGTATTTTTTGTAATGTCTGTTTTGTAATATCTGTAATAATATGTCTCACACTGCTTTCCAGTCGGGAACATTTTGAACATCGTGTCGATTGCAGTCTGCATATCATCAGACATATAATCACGCTCCGGCGTTGTCGAAAACTCATATCCCTTTACCGTGTTATTTGCGTTTTTCATGTTGACGTACTGGGTTGACTCTGTATTCGGTCCCCAGTCCTCTGTGATCTCTTTGTAGCCATCGCCCATCTCTACGATCTTGGCTGTGCTGCCGATGAGAGTACCAATATCAAGTAATGACACCATGTTGGTACGATCTTCGGCGAAAAACTGTAAATTCGTTTTCATGTATCTTCCTCCTGTTATTTTTTATAAAAATACTTCAGCTGTATATTAATGGCATACACAACCGTTTTTTCATCCTGCTCGCCACCATATACCGGGGATGTCCTCGTAATTGACTGTAATGCCAGATGTGGATCTTTAAACTCAATTCCGCTCTCTTCCATCCATGCCGCAAGGTTATTCAACATCTCCTGTGCTTCAATGCTCGCCCTGTTGGTAGTCGGTGAGCACTTATAAAGTATCTGAAAAGGCATCTGTGCCACATAGCTGCCACTGACATACTTTTTCAGATATACCGCCCCCTGTATGGGGAATAATCCAATGGATCTATCCGCCTTGATGGAGTTCCATCTTATCGTCGTATTGTCAGCCTTAAACAGCTTTGGATAGTCCGGGTATGCCAGAGCAAGTGCAAGAATGCCTTTCTGTGCGTTCTCTGCATCCCGGATGGTAAGTTTTTCTGGTTCTGCCATTTATACGCCTCCTACTTCAAAATGAGATAAAATATCCTCGTATTTATCAATCGTTGTTACTTTGTAGCAATCGTCACAGTGATCGAACAGCCATTGATAGGCGTCATTTTTCGGCAGTATTGTACCCGTATGATCCCCCTTGATAAAGAAATCCTGTGCCGGATTAAATGTCAAAAAGTACTGCTTGCATTTGTCCGGCATGTTTTCCCACTCTTTCGGGGGAAGGTATGGTTTGGCAATATTGCCAAAATCAACATACAGTTTCACTGCATCCGCGCTGTCCATGCCGCTCTTGGAGACATTTGCTCCCTTGGTTTCCACAAGGTCTACACCCTCGAGCAGGGTCGGATAATATGTTTCCTCTTCGGTTTCCGCGTTGAATGAGCGATTGAATAGTGTGACAGTCTTGTTATCAAAGAATCCCATTACAAGCCACGCTCCTTACCGCATTTAACGCACTTCCAAATATGTTTGCGCTGGTAATGATTTCCACCAATATGCACATCAACATATCCATACGGCATCATCTTGTGTTTGCAGAATAATCTTTTCAAAAGCATCATCGCACCCCCGCATACAATAATCCGGTGCCGGACAGGTATTCACATACCGTGTCATAACACAACCGGCTCTGCGCTACCTTATCCCCAAGCACCTTATCAATAAGTGTTTCATTACTTCCAAAGCTGATCGACCGACCACCAGAGGACATTGACTTCACATTGCCGCCCTTTTCGTCACTGGCATGACTGGTCTTGAAATCTATCTGATAGAGCAGATCAGCCAATGCACAGGTGGCTTTCTGGATACGCTCGTCAAATTCTTCCTTGGCAGCATCACCAATATGCCCGTAGGTCAACTGATTCAACTTGTCAGATGCACGATCTTCCCACTTGGGGAAAAGGGATTCCCCGATAGAATCCCCATAATATTTTTCTTTGTAAAAGTCATATGTGGTGTATCCCATCAGAAATCCCCCTTTCTCTTACCCCCTGGTAATAATCTGCGCAATATTAATTGCTCTTGCCGGGAAGTAATCTGGCTTATCAGAAGAGTTGTTCTGTGCAATTTCCCAGTTTGTCCCTGTCTCCAACTGTGCACCGGTCGGAGAGATCACGCCTGTGTTCTTCCACGAAATACCGTATGGAGCAAATACTTTTCTCTGTCTGGTATACAATGTTGTCTCTCCACCGTTCTTCGCCGGATTACGATCCATTTCAGATGCAACCTTTACACCACAGTTGGTATACTCGATTGCTCCGTTGCCAAGAACATAGGTGGTGTATTTTGTATATCCATCCCCCGCACCCTTAGAAGATTCTGCAACTTCCACAGCCGGCATCGTATCGTCAATAAGTACGATCCTGCCGTTTAAGGTAGCAAGCCCCAGATCACGTTCGATACCATCGGCATCTGTATATTTCATGTAATCCAGCAGCTTAAGATTCTCCAGATTTGTAGCGACCACAGAATGCATGATTGCAAGTGAGAAGTTTGCTTTCTTATCTCCCAGTGCTTTCTGCATTGCATTGTTAAGGGTTGTAGGTCCGAAAGTATTTTCTGTTTCTGCAGTAATATCGTAGGTGTGCGCATCTACGAACTTCTTACCCTCTCCGGTACTCATAGAGAACACACCTTTAAGGATGTTAAGAAGCGTATCCTGATCTACATCATCCCAGAACTCTGCAACCTCTCCGGCTGCAGCGGAATAATCATCCCCGGAAATGTCAGATACAAAATCTTTCTCTGTCCATCCCTGTGCCCTGCCGACAACGATACGCCCCATAGTGTAATTGCCGCGCTCTTCTGCTGTAATGTCTGTCTTGCCGTCATAATTTACGGTCTTGCCAGATAAACGCGCCTTGATCAGAGTTGTGATAAAGTTACCACCCTTCTGATCCGGCAATAAAGATGCATACTCGCCACGCTCTACGATCGCGCCGCAATGAAGCAGTTCATTTAAACGCAGATTCGGAGTCTCGCGCACTACTGCATCGAATACTTCACCATTGAAATTTACCAAATCAAATAATGCCATGTGTTATTTCTCCTTCTTTCTGTTCAGATATGGCGTAATGTCCATATCCGGGTTTTTGTTTTTGAGTTTCATAAGTTCAGCCATAGAAAGTTTTGCCCCATCCGGCTGATTAATTGGATTCCCGACAATCTGGCTGCGGTTCTGCTGCGCCTGGAATGTCTTTTCGTCAATGAGAATGTCCGGCTTATAATTGCCTTTATCATCCTTGACAATGGTGTCAAACAGATCTGAAATACTTTTTCCGCGTGCTTCATCCGAGTTGAGTTTGTCGACCAGCTGCGCTTTGATCGCGTCTGCCGTGATAGCATTAACAAAATGCTTATCAGCAAAGAAATCTGTTACAAGGCCATCAAGCCTTGCTCTTTCGTCTTTCTCTGCGCGCTCCTTACGTTCTGCTTCCAGTGTGGTCGTCAGTTCTGCAATCTTCTGATTCAGTGCATCTGCATCCGGTGCGGAATCTCTCATAGTCTGTAATTCCTTTTCAAGAGTTTCCTGCTTTCCTACAAGTTCCTTATTTTTTTCTTCGAGTTCCTGCGTTTTGAAAAGTTTCTTGTCCAATTCCTGCTTAGAATATAATTCCTCGCCCATACTCTTTTTGATGGATTCTTTCTGCTCATCTGTCAGTGACAGACCAATCTTCTCCAATTCACTGATTACTTTTACCATGTTCCTTACCTCTTTCTTTCCAAGTTTTTACTCCGGTCAGTCCGGCGCGAATGAGTTGCTATTTACTCCATAGCTGGCAATCGGGAAAGCGGGATTCGAACCCACATCTTTTGTTTTTATTCTTCCTGTTGAACTATTTCCCAAAAACAAAAAGAGCCAACCTCTTAGATTTTTCTAAGAAGTCAGCTCCTTTTAGCTGTTACACATAGCCATTTCTATGCGCCAATTATCAAATTTTCTTTTTTCTTACTTCATATACCTTGATTCCATCTTTAGAAGCATGGATCTCTACCGAATTTCCTTTTTTCAACGACTCCACCATCTGTTTCTTCTTTTCATCTATCATTTTCTCTATGTTCTCCATATCTTTTACCTCATGTCTAATTGTATCATGAGATTGAAAAAGATTTGTGCCATTTTTTAAGCGCACAAAAAGCACCTGTATTTCAAGGTGCCATGTGCTGTATTACATGAAAGGAGGCTCAGAATGAATAAGTGAAACCCATCTGGCAATATTATAATAACTCATATTGGGATATAATTTGTGCCAGAATGAAAGAGAGCCTATTTCTAAGCTCTCTCATTGCCTTATGATGCCAATCAATTAACATGCATAGCTTGTAACTGTGTATAAATACCTATCTACAGCTTTTCCATAAACCTAAATGCCTGTGGTCTAGCCTTGCAGCTATTTAACATTTCACGTTTGATTTCCTCTCTATCTTCCGGCGAAACATCACGGAGCAGTACAATCAGTTCTGATATTTCCGGGACAATGGATATATAAAATTCTCTTTCTGTCATTCTACTACCCCGGTTTTCTCGTACTGCTTCATAGCTGTCATATATCCCCAGTAAAAAGCATCTTCCTGTGTTGCATTGACATATGCTTCAACGGCGTCATGCAAAGCTGAATATGTATCTCTTGTTTTCTGACTTGCCATTGGTTGATTTTCCATTTCATCATGCATAATTTTAAGAATGTTCTCACGTTCTTCTAATGCTGTTCTGTTCATATTAAGCCACCTCCCCGTACACTACCCGGCATTTATTCACGCTACCGTTTGCAAGTTCCAGTTCGATGACTGACGGATAACCATTCTCCTGCAACCATTCTTTTACTTTTTGAAAAACGCTGTCCTTGTACTGGACTGTCACACCATCGTGTCCATTCCGGCTGTATGCTGTTCTCACAACCTCGTCCGTGAAAATATCAAGTTTCTGAATAATCGCGCTTACCGCCTTGTCGTGCGGTCTACCGGATTCTGAAAAAATACCGATTTCTTTGGCGATGGTGGTGCAGTCCCACAGTTTCGGTGTATCAGAGATTACCGGGGCATTGACCGGATAACCGGAATCAGAATAAATCCTTACCACCTCGGCGGCTATGTACTTGGAATCCACTCCTGCATCGTGCAGGGCCTCCTTGATGTTCTTCACCATCATATTTACGGATGGAAGCTTCTCTTTCTTGGTACCCTGCACCTTTTTGCTTGTCTTGCCTGCCTTGAACTTCTTCTCTACCTGGATGAAATACCTGCGCACCTGCTTACCTTTTTCGTTACGCTCAAGCATTGCCATTTCCTTGGCAGTATCAAGTTTGATAATATGGTCTTTCTTGGTCTGACCGGAAGGTGCGCAAATTTGAGCGGCTTCAAAATCTTCATTTTCAATGGCATCCACATCCAATAGTCTCCGTGATGACCAATCCTTATATGGCGTTCTGACTCCAAGAACTTCATGAAGTTCCGAACCATACACTACCTTTTCCCCAGTGCTCGTCTCATATACCGGCACTAACTCATTTTCAATTACTGTTAAATTCTGCATTTTGCAATTTCTCCTTGCAAAAACTGGTGGAATCCCCTATAATGCGAATAGGAAATTCCTATGATTAATAGGTTCCATTGGAGCAAACACATGCCGGCCAAAGCTAGTGTGTTTGCTCTTTTTCATCTTCAATAATTTCTTCCAAATCAATATTAAGTGCATTTGCTATTTTGCCTATTGACTTTATGGATGGCTCCACAAGTCCACGTGTGTATTTTGATACGGACGCAGTTGACACACTAGCTTTCTTTGCCAATTCGCATACACTTAATTCTTTGTTTGCCATTATTTTTTTTAATTTTGAAGAATTAAGTTTCATTTTTTTCACCCCCTATGTTTCAAATATTACCACTTCGTCGGTTTATTGTCAATCCTTTAGTGTATACAACTATACTTTTGTTTACTTTAATTCACTTTACTTTATTTTCTATTACTTTCTTGAACTTTTATATACTTTGTTGTATTCTATGTTTAAAGGAGGTGTCCACATGGATACAGCTAAAAATAATTTTGCAACCAACTTAAAAGAACTTCGGCAGGAACATTCTCTCTCTCAAAAAGATTTCGGTGCATCAATTGGTATTTCCGCTATGGCAATATCTAGTTATGAAAGTGGAACGAAGTCACCATCTATTGACACAGTGTGCCGAATTGCTGAAACTTATCATGTTTCTATAGATTGGCTCTGCGGAACGGGTGATATTAAAAACCATTCACTAGAAATAAAAACATATACTGATTTAATAGAAATCCTTATGCTTTTGGATGAAATTCATATAGATATCGAAAAAGCAGAACGTAGTTTCGGTAGTACTTTGGGACTTTCACCTTATTACCTCAGCCTTACATTTAACGATAAAACCCTTGTAGATTTTTATGATGAATGGAAAGAAATTTCTTCGATTCGTTACAAAACCCCTACTGGTGACAAATTATATAACATTTGGCTTGAAGACGTTCACAAACGTTACAATTATAATCTTCCAGAAAATTATTTAGTTGACTAGATATTGAAGTTTCCAAAATAACTTCTCAGACACTTGATACAAATCCCCGCCTACGTTATGTAAGCGGGGATTTTTCTACGGTTCATATCCATAATCTTCAATCGCTGAACAAATCATAGACAATGATTCTGTATAGCCCATTAACATCCTCTTATCCTCTTCCGATGCATCTGATTTAAAAAACGCTCTTACATCTTCCCTTAATTGTAACCATTCTTCCTTATTTTTTTTTCCGTTCATAAGACGATAACGTAATTTCTCTGCTTCACTTGAATTTTCTGTAATAGCAAATTTCTTATTATATTCCTCTATATCTTTTAGAAGTCCTTTAATGTCAGCCATTTTTACCGCCTTTCAGATTTTTAACAAATCCCATTACATCATAATAATCTTTAAACGAAACTCCAGCTTGCCTTAGACATTTATCCACCCTATTTTCTAACCATTGATACCGTTCTGGAAGTGGAACATTAAATATTTCCTTGGCAAACTCTAGGTCTGTTCCAAAAGAGAAGCTATTATTCAACACCTGTAAAACAGCTGTTTTTTCTTCATAGGCACATGCATTTATTATATTGTTCTCTTTACATATTTGCTGTTTTAACCATTCTACAGTCGCCTCTTCGATATATTCGTTTGCACCATATATCTCTGGATTATAATAACTTGCTGAACATGAATGAAGCATTTCATGCCAAATCGTACCATTATCAGCGGTTTCTACAACAGAAATATCACATGACCATTCTTTTGCTCCCCTAGAGCACTCTTTTGCCAATTCATTATCAACTCGTATATTCCCACTCCACTTCGACGGTCTATCAGAATATTGCGTTATTTCTTCCTTTATCTGCCGCGCGGTCTGCTCAAACTCTTCCTTTGTTCTTTTAGTATAGCCTATACTGTCCGCTTTTTCCATCGGAGTTTTTACCGAATGGCTATACGCCGTTGCCCTACCATTGGCCTTTTCCGCCTGTGCCCGCTTAAATCCTGCTACCTTTATCCGGTCAGTCTGTGTCTGCAATCCATTATCCGCACAGAATTGCTTATACTGTTGATTCTGTATCCGCAGTCTATAAGCAAGTTTATCATATTGTGGCTGCAACATATCTTTTACATCAGTCTCTGCTATGCCGCTTAACTCTGCCTGTTTTGCCAGCAATTCGCGCTTGGTCTGCCGAATAGCACGCTCCATTGATCTCTGCTGCTGTTGTTTCTCATACAATTCCTGGCTCTCGTGCACATTAATTTTAGGATTTCCATCTGCATCAACATAAGGATTTCGCAGAGACTTATCCCACGGCTTATGGGAATGCCTGCAATTATATCCATGCAGTCCAAGAGGATCTACAACTCTTCCCTGTCCTGTCTTTGGATCTATGGTGTATCCGGTTGCATCTAACAGATTTGGTGTGTCTTTATCCCTCCCGACGATTTTATATATTTTTCCCTGCCAATGGTCGTGTGATGGTATTCCATCCGGGAACTTTTTGCTATGACGCGCTCCCATATGTGCCGATACAAGAACATACTCTATTCCTTTTTGCGCTATGTATTGATTAGTTATCTGAGCAGCCGTCTGATTCATAGAAGTAACAACACAGCAACGCACTGCCGCTTCTAAAGAACGCCTGGCACCCGTCGGATAATCAATCACAACGCCACTCTGTGCATATCTGTCAAGCACTTCACATATTGCACTGTTATACGACTGCATACCAGATGCCACACGGTAATCTACCTCATTCAGCATATTGAGTAAATCTCTCTGCGTCTGCAACATAGTTGTGCGTGTAAGATTATTCAATTCTCCGAATGTTTTCATCATTTCGGCATTCATTGCCATGATGGCTGCATTATTTTGCAAAGGTGTTTGAACATCTCCAAGCCGTTTTAAAACCTCTGCATCATCAGAGAATGATGTCATAACACTATCACGCAATAAACGCCGCACTTCGTCCCTGCTCTTTCCTGTCATTTTTGAAAGTCTTTTTACAATTTCAGTATGATGCAATCCCATCTGCTGGAGTTTCCAAAGTTCCCGATCAGTAGTGCCAGACATTTCCCCGGATTTTATCAAACGCATTGCTATATCACTGATAATCCAATCTTCCAGTTCCTGATACATTTCTATCAGTTTATCTGATTTTCCGTAAAAATAATCCGGCGTTAACATTATCCTCTTCCTACCTCTCTTTTAACCAAATCGACCCATTCCTGACCATGCGTTTCCTTCGCTCTCTCAAACCAATGATCCATAGCTTCCGGATGCCCGTTCGCATCGTAGTGCAATGGCCTGCCAGTTGGATATTTCTTTTCTCCGCTGTGCGCCCATGATCTTCCATCCTCTGTCAGATACAATTCTCCCATATACTGATAATGCGCATATGGCACATTCGTCTCAATCAATCCAGGTTCAATAATATTCGTCGCTCCTACCATAGATCCCTGTTGAAACGGCATATATGGAATCATGTCATTCAAGACCTGCATGTCCAGTTTATCCTGTGCGCGTCTAAGATTTCCGTCAATTCTGCTTGTATCAAGCCTTATATTTACGTTTCCAACGGTCCTGTCGTACCTCATTTACATCCCCCATACTGCAATCGCCGCACTTACCATTAAAAATCCCCAGTAAATTGTGTCACATATTTTTTTCTTTTTCCTTGCCTTATCCATTTCTTCTATAAATGAAACACAAAATAAGAGCATGATTATTTTTAGCACCATCTTTATTCCTCCCCGTACAGTCCGCCTTTGTCCTCCCCTGCATTTTCTTCGTCACACTCCGCAAACATCTCATCAATCTCTTTATCATTAAATCCCTCATATTCTTTGAGGTATTTTCGTTTACTGTATACACCGTTCATCATAAGCTGATATGCTCTGGTTCGATCCTGTTCAAACGATGCCAGCAGATCCTTAAAATAAAATACATCTTCATCCGCTACACTTTCATCCAGTGCGTTGACGTACCCGCTCGGCATATTAAAAAATACATCGCAGTATTTGTCCAGTGCATATACCAGATCCTTGATCGCAGATTTCAGTGCATTCCTCATATCTGTGATGGTCTCCACGGTCTCGCTGTCGTCACTTTCAATCTCCGTTGCTGTGGCGATCCCTGTCTTGCGATCAAGAACAAACTGCCCCTGTGAGAATCCTGCCTTGGTTGATATCATAGATAAAATGGAATTAATATCTGCAACTCTCTGTTCTGTCAACAGTGTTGGTACATGTTCATTAACCGTATTAGAAGCTTCAACCCCCATCCTCAATCCCTTTACAAATCTTGGAAGTTCAAGTCTTTCCTTATCTCCAGTATTCTTATCGCGTTTCATCAATGCATTTTCATCAATAAATGTAATATGCTGCGAATCATCGACTTCATCATCTTTCCTGCTCCAAGCTACATCCAGATTGCGCAGTTCCTCGATACAATTTGCAAATACTGCCACGCCCTCCGGTGATGTATAGTCAATGGTGTTGTTATACGGCATCTTGAAATACCCAAACAATGGCTTTTCCACATTGGAGATTGTGACTGATTCCGGTATATTCTTCCACTCCGGTACATCTGTCAATGCAATGCTGCGCCCCAGACTGTCGCTGCCCTTTGATCTGAAAGCCTTATTCTCAATGGTGTATGTTCTTCCAACTCCTTCTCCATCGTCAGAGATCGAAGATGTAAAGTGCTGATACTCCAATCTGGTATAGTAATCATCTCCCTTAATCTGCCGGTCAATAAATATAACCCCAAGGATATCCCCGTTGCTGTTCTTCTCTGTCACTGCAAAGCTGCCTGGCATTACATAGTCGATTGCTCCCGCCGGATTATATGTACCGCTCGGCTTAAAAATAATGCCGCCCGCGCCACAGGCATCCTCTACCTTATCCCGGATGGACTTCTGGATCATTGCACCAATGCACTGATTGATATAATCCGCCCTGTTGCTGCCACTGATCGTCATATTGAGATCCAGACAGGTCTTTTTGCTGGTGTAATAGCAGAGAAACTTTGCAAAATTGATTGTGCGCACAGTCTTGCTCATCCAGTACGGTCTACCCTTAATGATGTTCTGCCACTCGATCTGTGCCATCTCCATCAGATCAGAAGAAATAATATCAACATTAAATTCTTTCTCTGCACTTATTTTGAATAAATTCATGATAAACTCCTTTACTCGTGTGAATATGTTCATATGTCACCGCCTTAAATGCCAAGCTGTTTATATACTTCATCTATCTTGTGCCACTGAATAGCAAGCCAATCAACCATTTCCTCATTTTTTGCCCAACCGCCATTATACTGGTTTGAAGAATCTGATAATCCACTCTCGTTCAAAAATGCATGCACAATTTCATGGCGCAACGTCTTTTTCCTGTATGACTTCTGTTCTTCTTCACTCAGGTCAAAGTATTTTTCTTCTGACATATCCGCAACAACAATCAATTTGCTCTCTTCGCCACAATAACCGGCTAAGCTATTTTCTTCCAGATACTTATCCTCTGATACTTTGTGTGTCTCAATTTTGTATTCTGTTCCGAGAACATTAATCTTCATATTCTCCATCGTCCTCTTCCTCCTCATCTTCGTCTATCTCGTCATCATACAGTCCATTATTGCGTCTGCTTTCCATAATCACACGGTTCAGACCATATATCAAAGCCATTACGCAGTCCTCGTCCAGTTTTGGATAAGCATCCGAAAAGCTACCGTCTGCCAACTGCTCATGCTCCAAGGTTGTAAGCTCATGCGCAAGGTGCGGGCATCGTTCCGGATCAACCACAATCTTTGTGGTCTGCTGCAGCCATTCCCAGCAATAATCCCTTCCCTTGCCGGAACCCCAACGCTTTTTGGCACCGATCGCATTAAATCCCCAATCCTGCAGCTCTGCAATGGCATCCGGGCGCGCCGAGTCACATATGATCTCTTCTGTAATGTATTCCTTAATCTTTCGGGCAAATGCGCTGTTCTTGCACCGCTTGGCAAATACCTCCGACACGCAATACAATGTATCTGTGTCCTCGTCATAGTAGGCAACCTCGAATGTTTGCGGGTGCTCAAAACCAAAGTCCAGGCCATAATAGAGAAATGGCAGATTCTCTATCTCTGCGTCCGTGATGGTCCGCTCTTCTACATTGTCGAAGATGCCACCACCAGTACCGGTTACTTCGCCCATATAGTTATTGCGGTAATATAGTGGCTTATGTACCTTGAACCACTCCGCACGCTCAAAGAATCGTTTACCAAGCCACTTCACCGGCACATTGTAATAATAGCTGTGGCAAATCCTGGTCTGCGGTTTATTCCGGCACTCTTCCACGTACTGGTTCATGAAGTTGTTCTTACTCTTCGGTGGGTTGAATATCTTGATATCCAACGCTGGCGTATCAGATCTGAGAAATGTATCTTCGATATTATCCATCTGCTCCACGCCTGCCATTTCGTCACATTCTTCATGGATCAGCATTTTTACATATCCAAATGGAACATTAAACGATTTTAAACTGATAGGTTTATCCGCTCCCACAAACATAACCATCTGTCCGGTCGGCTTATACACCGCGCACATAGGAGACTGTTTGAAATCCCAGTTATCCAGATCATTGTACCGGATCACAGTCTTCATGAACTGGTTATAAACAGATCCACGCAAGTCAACCTTGTATCGTCTGGTATATACAATATGTGCCTGTGGATCTTGCCGGATGGTCTCGTATGCCAGGTCTCCCCAGAAGTTGGACTTGATAGAACCACGACCGCCCTTAGATACAATCTCATGCACATCTATCTCCCCGGCAAATGCTTCATGCACTGTTCGGTAGATTTCCACAAAATCGGAAGTAATGTCTGTGATTGGTATCGTCCACAGAGGTGCTTTCTCCCGCTTTTCTTTCTCCTCCCGTTCAATTCTCTGCTTTTCTGCTATTGTCAGTGCTTTTTCCAGTCCATCCATTGCCTTAAGTTGATCCTTGAACTCCGGTGTATATCCCTCTCCATCCCTCAACATACCTTTTGCTATCATGCTTCTGCGTTCCTGTATTTCTGCAAGACTCATAATGTCACGGTGCTGTTCTTTCTCGATACGCTCCATCTGCTCGGCGATACTTTCCGAAATATTACTTTTCCTTACATTCTCGCATCCTGTGATAGCTGCTCGTGCTTCTGCATATCCTGCATCCTTTGCTGCTTGTGTAGCATTTCCGCCGTTCTTAATATATTCAGCAGCAAATGCTTCCTGCTTTGGTGTCAGCTTCTTCCCGTTTTTCTTATCTTTCGTTCGTTTTGGACGTTCGCTTTCGTTCGCTTTGCAATCCGAACGTTCGTTATCCCAGTCATATGTATTTTTCCATCTGCGGATTGTTCCTTCCGGTTTCCCAAGCTGGTCAGCAATGTCCACCAGCTTCATGCCGTCCTTATACAGTTCATATGCTTTATCAGCTAATGGATTTTTCTTTGCTGCCAACCGATCATCTCCTTTCATGGCAATAAAAAAGATACCGCATCCATCAAGGACATGGTATCTTTTTACAGGTGCCCGGATTGACCACCGGAGCCTCACATTGCTGTGTGTTCTCCTTCCTAAACTACTACCTGTTAATATGATAATACCATGCCCTCTGCACTCTTTCAATCATTTTTCTTTCTTTTGGACTTACCTCATACGTTCCCTTTTCGTCATGTATATATCCCTTATGTGTATGCAGATCAATCTTTTTTCCGTTCACATTGTGTAAATGCCCTGTATCAATTTGCTTATACCGCTTCTTGTTTTTATCGTAATATGAGATACTTTTTATTTCATTCTTGGTATTTACAACTGCATACACTCGCCCATCTGTCATGGTTTCCATTGGTGCTGTAGCTGATCCATTATTATAACTAACAAATTTTATATTTCCAGTCTGATATAGTGTTTTATATTCACTGCCATACTTCTTACCTTTATCGCTTAATCCACTACTGGCTCCTCTGCCACCAAAGAACTGCAAATTCTCTACCACTGCGCCACCTCCGCCTCATGCCACTTCTCACTAAACTGCTTGATATGTACAATATTTCCCTTACACTCATCCGGGACTTTGCCACAAAAAATAATCTGTGCCGGCTGCAATCTCTCCACCATATCAAAATAACCATCTAAAAACCGCTGTTTCCCTTCCTCACTGTTCTGTGTTCCTACAGAAGAAACTGCAACAACACCATGTGTAGGTTCTCCATCAAAGCACCATTCAAACGACTTCCGATCGCTCCAGCAAATCGTAGGAATAACATTGATTCCATGCATCTGCCAGTACGCGCCGAGCCAGTGCTTACGGTAATGGTTATAGATCTGTAACGACTTTGGAAAATCCGTATACAGACTGAAATCCGGTGTCAGCACATACTTAAACCGTTGCAACATTGCCGTGTACTTATCCGGGTCTGTCCATACTCTGGTAAACTGGTAATCATCCAGGAAGAAATGTACTGCCTTATTCTCCGGTTCTTTTGCGTTCCTCGCATAATTGAATCCGATAAATTCTGCATTATCAAATTGTACAGGCTCTAACTCCGGTATGTCATACTGCCCGACTCCGTCAAATAATATCCTCTGTGCATTTTCGTAATTTCTCTGTGTTTTATACATGGCATAGTCCTTTCCTCATATCATAATTATAGGACAGGTCAAGCATGGATTTGTGCCAACTTTAGGGCATAATAAAAGAGAGGCTGTTATTCCTCTCTTCCCCATACGATCATATACTGCCCGTTCTTTTCTTCCACCAAATGCGCCATTCTCTGCCGCATAAGTCTCTGCGCTGTGCCTTTTCTCCTGTAAAAACTCCGCCTGCTGATTGGGAGAATGCCGTAATGCGCTTCAAGCATGTCGTAACTGGTCCCAATAATGATTGATTCTGTCAGTTTATCAGCTATGATGCTGTCCACGCTCATGCAGATCTCGTATATTTCTTTTTCATCCACGCACATTCCCCCCCCCTAAAACTTTCTTTTCCTATTCTTCTCCCTGCCAGATCTTCGGTGTACCATCAGCATTGAGCATAACGGTAAGACCGCCGCCCGTACTTATTGTGATATATAAATACATCACTCCTGTGTCATTATCTGCATAAATAAGATATTCTTGTCCACTTCCCACCAGTACCATTGTGTTTTCCTGTCCCGCACTGACATTTGCTGTATCACTGCATCCGGCAATCAGAAGTGTTGCTGTTATGATGGCTGTTATAAGTTTCTTTCGCACTGCATTAGTCCTCCGTATTTTCCTCATATTCCTCTTTGCTGATGGTCCTGATGCATTCCTCACTCACGCCTAAACTTTTCGCCATGTTTGCAATGGCTCTTTTCACATAGTCGTATGCACTTTCTTCAAAAATCCTTGGCTTTTCTTCTGTGACTGTAAAACCTATATTCTGCTCTGTATATCCAACGGAACCCTCTCCGCCAAACATTTCTGAATCCTTAATTTCAAAGTATAATGATATTCTGATTTTCATTTCATTCATTGTTTTTCCTCTCTTTCTCAAAGTTCATCGATCATCTTTGAGTACTCGTTATACTGTTCTTCCGTCACATCTGCGACATTGTTCAGGAAAAAATATAAATATCCTTTTGAGTACTCGGCTGACCATAGTTTTAATTTGATTTTCTTTTTGGCAATTTCATAATAGAGACCGAAATCCATTATTATATTTTTCATGAGATGACCATTCCTCTCTTCTTGGTTTTGTTATCTGGTTCTAAAATAAACTCATCTGGTTCTCGTCGTACTGGTAAATGCGTCCAGTCATGATCCTCCCTAACTGACGCAATCTCTCCACCCGTGGTTTCTGCTTAAGATTTGCCATATAATTATTATCCACTTCCGGCGGTATGGATAAATAATATTCATCTGGCAATGGCAACTGATTTTCTGTGCAGGCCTCATGGATCTTTGACTGATAATAAATGATATGATTCCGTGTCAGATTCATGTTGCATCCATCGGACCAGAACGGATCATTACACCCGTTCTGATTGATAACTTTCCAGTGTTCTATTTCTCTGCGGATGCACCGGCGGTACTCTTTCACTTTATCTTCTGCTGTCTGTATCATGACGGCACCTCCACAAAATTTAAGGTTTACGCAAACCGGAGCTGTCCGGTCTGCTCTGCTTCTATCTGCATATTCGGCATCCGCTCTGCAACACACAATTCTGGCAAATTCGCTCTGACCAGTGCCGCAGGAATCGGCGGACAGACTGCATTGCCGCATCTTCTCACCTGTTCGCTTCTTGGGTAGGTCTTTCCGGTATAATCATGGTCTATTATGTAATCATCCGGGAATCCTTGGCATCCATATAACTCTCTCGGCTCCAGCATCCGCAGTCCGATATCTACAATCTGATAATCCACACCCTTGATTGTCACCAGTCCAAATCTGTCATGCGTTGGTATTGTATCAAGCGGTTCTTTCAGATCCTGTCCCGTTCCTTGTCCATAGTATTTCACAAGAAATGCCCTGACCTCTCCAAAATGTCCATCACCGGCGGTAATTGTCGGAATAGGATCACGCATATCTCTTCCATCACAGTGATTGTTCATCTGAATTAAATTCGCCGTAACCACACTGTTATGATCCCATGCTGTCACTGTCGGTAGCGGCTTCTCCATACTTTCTCCTGCACCTTTGTAACCACCATCATAATATTTATGCAGAAACGATGTTACCAGTCCGTATCTATTAGAGCTATCAACTGTCATAATAGGTTCTTCAATCAACTGCCCTCTTACTTCGTCCTTTGCTGTTTCTGAATGGTACTGAATAAGCGTCGGGCTAATAAGGCATTGTTGATTACCTGTGGTGATCGTATGTATCGGATCTCTGCAATTTCCGCCCGGATGATTTGTCGTATTCGTTCCCATGTATGGTGCAAGCATTGGTTCAATCAGACAATGCTCATTTTTGCTCACAATCGTTGTGAGTGGTTCCCGCACATCCTTGCTTCGATCTTTTGTGAATCCGGTCTGCCCGATCTGCACCATATACGGCTCTACAATCCCGTATCCATGCTTCCCGGTTATGGTCGGCATCGGCTCCCGAATATCGTTTGGTCTACGTTCACCGCCGTGGTTGCACTGGATAATAAACGGTTCCGGATTATCAAGGATGAATTTTTTAAATCCTCTGGCTATTCTGTCCATCGTCTTTTGTGCCAGTGGTCTTACTGCCCGGATTCCGTATTTTTCTTTGATTTCTTCTGAAGTATCAAAGATACTTGGACATGGTCGGCTGAAATCAATCTGTGTGTATGCTCCGACATAAGGTTTCAGCAATCCCACCTTTACAGCTTCGCTGTCCGCCGGTCCGTGTGTCGGCTCCGGCCATACAATCGGCTTTCCGTCACACCTTGCAACCATAAAGAATCGTTTGCGCATGGTCGGCGCACCATAATCAGCGGCGATCAACTCACGGAATTCCACTTCATAGCCCAAATTCCGAAGTTGCTGCACGAACCGCTCAAATGTCTTGCCTTGCTTTTCCTTAATCGGATGATGCCCTCTATTTAACGGTCCCCATGTTTTAAACTCTTCCACGTTCTCCAACATGATTACTCTCGGTCTGACAAGCCCCGCCCATCGTAAGGCAACCCATGCAAGACCACGGATATTCTTATCCTTTGGCTTTCCTCCTTTCGCCTTTGAAAAGTGCTTGCAGTCCGGGGAAAACCAGGCAAGTCCGACAGGATGCCCGTTACATGCCTTGACTGGATCAATCGCCCACACATTTTCACAATAATGCTTCGTGTTCGGATGGTTCGCCTTGTGCATCTTGATAGCTTCTGGATCATGGTTGATGGCTATATCAACACTGTATCCGGTTGCCATTTCTATACCAGTGGAAGCGCCGCCCCCACCGGCAAAATTGTCAACTATCAATTCTCCATGTATCATTTTCTTCAAAAGGAACCCGGCGCGCCTTTTATCCGGATAGGTCCCGGCTCCTTTCATATTATTGTAGTTTTTACCTCTTTGATGTATAATGATTTTAATTTACACATAAGGAGGAATTTTTATGTCTAAGGATATAACTAATAACTTCAGCGTTTTAAATGCTGATTTGCCAGAATCAGTTGATAATGCATTAAAAAATCTTACAGATTTGCCTTCCAAAAATGTCGGTCAAACATTATCTGATTGTTGGTTTTTAGTCTTTGGCGGTATTTCACAATTAGCCGAAAAACGTAAATTAAAATATGCCAAAGACTTAGAAGAATTTAAGCAATCCTTAAGTTCAAAAATCACTTCTATTCCAAAAGAAAATCGTGTCGAAGCAAATACCCAAATAGTAATGCCTGCATTAGAAAATGCAAAATACTGTGTTGAAGAACCAAGTCTACGTGAAATGTTTGCAAATTTAATTTCATCATCGCTTGATATTGAAAAACAGGATATTGTTCACCCTTCTTTTTCGGATATATTAAAAACCATGACACCACTAGATGCTCAAAACTTAAAACTAATATTTGATAATTATCAGTTACCAATTTGCAATATTGTTAGAACATCTGATAACCCATCTTTGTATGCCGTGGTGTTGCAAAACATATTTTTAGAAAACTCAGAATGTACTATATATGAACGCCAATCTCTTTCCATCAGTTTTCTATCTAAACAAGGGCTAGTTGAAATTCCTTCATCGCTCTCCATACATGATGACGCTGCTTATTTTAAATATGAGCAATGTGATGAAATGCTACAAATTCAAAATCAATATCCAGATTATACATTTCAATTACAAAAACGTTTAGTAAAACCAACTCCTTTAGGCGTTTCATTTCTCGACATATGTTGTCCTGATTAACTCTTTAAACATTGCAAAGATATCATTTACATAGCTATCTATTATTTTCATATAGTAGATAGCTACAATTTTATTTACAACTAACGCAGTGATGATTGTACAAAGATTATTAATTATAAAGTATTTCATATATTCACCTCATTTCCGTCGGTTTTTCACACCGCTCAAATTCGATAACCCACACCCACGGATTTGCATCCCAACCGTAGCGGTCAATGTCGGATTTCTTGATGGTGCTGTTCCAAATTCCTATAAACGATGTGATTGTTTGGTCTTCATTTAATGTTCCATTTGCATGAATGTACTTATCTGCTCCCTCAGTTAAAGCACTCTCTGCGGTTATTTCCTGCAACCGCTCAACTCTCACGTCCGTAACGCGAAGCCAGATCCGCGCCGCTTCTTTCGGCATGTGGATTGATGGGTGCCAGTGTATTCTCGTTGAAGTTGCCATACATCCATCACATCCCGGATGATTTCTGCAACTTGCCGGATAACCACCAGATAAGGTTTCACATGGGTCTAAATAATCGCTGTCATAGTCCGCACGATAATAATATTTTCCACATTCCTCCGTCCATGTCTCGCGAATATACAGAACATCATCTGTGTGATACTGCGGCTTTGCGTATTGAATAGAACCGCCGTATTCACCAATGCCAAATCCAAAGCATCCTACCTCTTTCTTTTCTGTACTGTCGGTAACAAAACCGAGCGGGTATGTATGCTTTTCATCTGGTTGGGGTTTTACCAGCCGTCTTGTACAACTCTTTCTCCCGTCCAGAATCGCCAGAACCATCTCGGTATTGAACAAAATCGTTTTAATCGGCATCCGTTCCACCGCCTTTCACGATTGTAATTGCTTCGTCCATTGCTCTGTTCCATTCCAAATCTTCATCTGTTCGCACGACTCTGAACTTGTCGTTTAACTGATCCACAACCTTGTCCTGGTCGTAGACGGTCGGTTGCACGTCAAGTGCCATAAGCATTGCTTTTAGAACCTGTTGGCTACGTTCATCATGTAATGTACAACTTACTGCACAATTTAATCCGTGTTTATATTTATCCGCATCAATCAGTCTCATCGTTCGCCCTCCTGTTCCAATCTGTAGTTGCTTTCGTTCGCTCGTCTTTCCCTGTTCTGATGCCTCCGTCCTGATCCATGTACATCTCACATTCATAGCTTTTTGGAAGTTCTGTTCCGCATTTCATACATTTGATTTTGAACATTACCCCAACAGCCGAATGTGATGACTTATTTGTAATGGTTAAGAACATTGCGTTTCCGCCGCAGAACGGGCATGGCTTAAGTTCTTCATTCATTCTTCGTTTTCCTTCCATTTCTCACATGTATCATCCAGTCCACGGAAATCTGCACAGTGTTCACTGTCTCCATTGCAACAAACGCCCTCACTTTCTGCCTTAAGCCATTGTTCCACCTCTGTAACAGAACACATTGCTACGCCGCCCTCAATGGTCTTTACGCTACTCTGCCCATATGTTTCGATTGAGCAAAGGAAATCTAAAAGTTCCTCGTCCGTCATGCTCCGGATCCGGTCTGCATTGGTCTGCGGTCTGCATTCTTTCACAATCTCAAAGCACTCACCTTTCCAAGCTAAAACATTTTCTAGCTTATAGGAACTGTAGCCAACATGATAATAGTCCTCTCCGATTTCCTTGTACTTAATTTCGTAATACGGCGCTTTCCCTGTCGTTGTGACGATAACATCTAGGCAAGAAACTTTAATGCGTTCCGTTTTGTTATCCCGTGCCGCAGTTCTTATACACTCAATCATGACTTTCCTCGCTTTCCCTGTACGGCTCCGGCAGTGGCATCCAAGCATTCACGAACAAATCGTATTCCACATAACTTTTCTCATCGTCCCCCGGATAAAATGCACCGTTTCCGTCCTTATCAGCTTCATATCTGCCAATGTCCGGCAATGTAAAATTTTTAAATGAAATCATGATATATTTATCATCCTCCGGCAGTCTCTCTGTTACCGGAATCCACCCACCAGTCTTTTCTTCCTCTGCCAGAATCCTGTTTACCTCTTCCTCTGAAATCGCTTTCGTTAGTGGAGAATACCCGCAGGCTTCTGTTGCTGCCTCAGATATCTGGTTTTTAATCCTGCTTATTTTCATTCTGATCCTCACTTTCCGGCAACATAGCATATTTATAGCTACTCATTTTACCGTCGTATGTGCTCCATGACGTTTTTCCGTAATCCCATGTATAAACCGTTTCATCTTCATATTTTGCAAAATGTTCTTTGCTCCACGCAAAAAGTTCAGAATCTCTGACCAAAATCGGTGTATCGACTGGAACTTCGCTCCAATCAACATACTGGCTGTTCGCCCATTCTTTTGCTTTTTCTCTGCAACGACCAGCATTTCTAATGTCATTAACGCAAAAATCGCATTTATCGCAGACTCCCATGCATTTTTCCAGTTTTCCATTAATTAACGCAATATTGCCTCCATCACATGCAATATTTAAAATCTCTTCCGCATATTTTTCTCTATTCAGCATCCTTCTTCTCCTTCCCGTACCGCAACTGATACGGTACTTCCTTAAAATCTCTCAATGCATCCGGGTTTGGATGCTTTGGTATTCTCGTCTGACGGTTTTCCATCTCTGCTATGATTCTGCGTCTCTCTTTGCTTTCTCTGTGCAATTTATACCTCCGTCATTTTCCAAGACTGTTTACAAGCTGTTCTGACCTCGTATAAGCCTTATCCAACAGTTCTAAATATTCATCAAAGGAAATCTGTGACTTTTCAGATAACTCCCTCGGATAACGCTCTAACAAAGCCTTAACACACTGCTTCATGTCTCCAAAATATCCGATTGTTCGAACGCTTTCTTTTTCATTGCCGTCCTTATCCTGTCCGGCATATCTCTGTCTCAGGGTGTGATTCAGAGAATCAATCTCCACAAAATATCCATCCTGCAGTTCCACAACTAACTTGTCCATCAATCATTCCTCCTATATTTCATACGTCTTTCCGATAAAACGCTTGTCAATGTACTTACATTCCCATTCCAATACGCTTGCGATCCCTGTCATGGTTTCATATCCGGTAGCAAGGCAGCTAATTAAATATCTGATTCTCTCATAAACCTGTCTGATCTGATTTCCCGAAAATTTAAACTGTGTTTTAAGGCAGACACCCAACATAGCAAAATAATTAAATACCTGTGCCAGTAAAAACTTATTTGCCTGTATCATGCAGTTCGGTGCAATCTTTCTCTCTACCAGATAAAAACTTTCACGATACGGAATCTTATTAGTTTCCTCTCTCACGTCAATCTTGCATTTATCTTTCAGATAAAAACCAAGTTCCTCGCCTGTCGTTCCATCCTTTGCATTCTCCACATATGCATCAATAGTCTGCTCAACCTTTATGATTCTTTTGTGTCCGAATCCGAACTTATCATGCAGTGCCTGATATGCCATCATACGGACGTTATAATAGGATTCCTCTATCAGATAATCCGCATTGCTTTGTGCCTTGGCGTGTCTCTGTATTCCGATCAGTTCACTCTTGGAATATCCAAGTGGCTGCATCCGCTTTTTCTTTCTTGCCAGTGCATTACTCATCCCGTACACCTTCTTTCTCTTTTCTTTCCCATTTTTCCATCAGATCAAAAAGTTCTTTTCTTACTTCCGCTTCATGTCCCTTGGCTTTTTTTACAGTATCATCCACGATATCTGTGACATGCTGCCATTGTTCATCTGTTAACGGATAAAACTTACTGATCTGCTGATCGATAAAATCTTTCTTTTTATTCAACCATTCACGTTGTGCATTATTTAAAATAGAAATCACATCCTTTTTGTAAACTTGTGATACCTTTTGTTACTAACAAATTCAGTAAAATCAATACTTGCAGAGATTGGTAACAAGGTAACAAAGTAACAACAATCTTTTTACGCGTAGAAATTATTTTTTTATCTCAATTTTTTCATGTAAAAAAAATTTTTAAACTATATAAAAAGTGAAAATCGCATGTTACCTGTGTTACTTGCTACCTCACATCTGTAATTTATTCTACTTAAATGGCAGCTCTTCCTGCTCATCCTCTGATATTTGCATGAAACCATCCTTATCAACCTCGATTCCGTCATCCAGTTTTAAAAACACACACCGGAAGTTCTTTCCCTCGATCTTCTTCTGCTTCGTATACTGCCCTGCCTGGGTCTGGATCTTGCCGTGCCGGTCCGCCCATGATAGAAATGCTTTTTTAGAAAATCCTCCGCCCTCACAGATCCTGTCAAATGCCGGGTTATAGATCACCGCATATCCATTTTCCAAAATGCCCCATTTCTCACAGGCTGTTGCCGCATCAAACCTTGTCTGGTTCATAGCGATCATTCCAAGGATATACTCATAACAGCGCTGATTATCTGACACGTCTGAATAGTCCGTAAGTGTTTCTTTTGCTTCATCCAAGGAAATATATACCCCATCCTTAAAAATGCTTTCTGTGGCGATTTTATCTGCTGTGAGAATTATGCTGAGAGACATTGCCTGCTTCTGCATTTTGTCAGAATCCATTAACCGGTTCATAAATCCCTTTTGTATGTTCCGCAATTCTGTTTTATCCATGTCCTTAATAACATCCACAAACACCCTGCCGGCAAATCCATAGTTTTTCTTGAGAATCTCAGCCGTACGCTGCGGATCATCATAGATTTTCTGTGAACATTCCAGTTCTAAGATACGGTTGATTGCTCCGCCCTGGCTGACATAACTGTTCAATGGCCGTTCACCGTTTGTTATGATGCAGTTCTTCCACCGGTTCTCACGGTTGATTCCAAGCTCTTTGTTACTCCGGCTCTTTCCCTTGCCGGAACACAGATCATAAACGATTCCTTCAAAATTCTCCCGTATTCTCGATGATGTTTTACTGGTATCATCAAGCATCATTGGCAGATGATTCAACATATCTGCTTTTGCTTCCAGTGCCACATCCGTTGTCTTGAAATCTCCTATGTACTGTGATTCGTCCGGATTTGCCCAGACAGATGCTGCGAGCATAAGACTGACAGATTTACCGCCCTCAGTTTCTCCCCACAGGTCCACAAAAAATGGAAGTCCTCCAAGCGGTTCGATCAGTACGGATGCAAAGGCTGCAGCAAGCATAAATTTAATTTCTGTTTTTCCGGTTCTGCGAAGTTCTTTCACATGTTCATACCAGGTATCTTCATTACCGCGTTCATGCACCGCATCAAACAGGCTTTTAAACCGACTGTCACCATCAAATACAATATTCTGGTCATATGGAATAAAATCGTTCCCGTTCCATCCAAGTTTACTGGTGGAGTTCTGCACCTCGATCAGTGAATCGTTCATATTTTCAATGTCTGACATGTACCGGACCAGGTGCTTTGCATTTTCACTTGTTACGGATATTCCTACACCGGACAACTGGACAATCTTGCTTGCCGACGTGATGACGGTCTTGGGAAATTTTTTTGTATACCATCGCCCATTCCGTTTATATGCGATTTCAATCTGTTCTTCTCCGGTTTCCAGATTCTTAAGCCTTTTTACTGGAAGAATCGGATGATAACAGGCAAGTACTTCTCCGAACATGTTAAAGGTCCTTACACCGTCATCATCTGCAATCCAGGATCCAGAGTATAATTCATGTCCATCTTCAAAATAATCAAAGTGTGTGTAATTATCTGCAAGTTGCTGCGGATGGCTTTTCTTGGATGATTCAATTTCTTTGAATGTCTTTTTATATGCCCGGAGCATGGTATTGAATTTTTTCAATGTGCCTTTATGTTCTTTATCCAACTGCTCTGCACGTTCCTGGAATGATAAGAGCATTCTTGCCTTTTGAATCTCATCCGGCTCATTAAATATTTCAGTAAATACTTCCTCTGACAGAATAGATTCGGCATCATACTCTTTCAGTAATTTCAACCTATGCCACCCCTTTCCAATTCTTTTTGTAATACCTCATCATGGTGCAGGCAGACCATCAACGCATTCTGACAGTCACACCATACATCCGATAAAGGTTCTGATTTTTTCAGCCATGTAACATATATGCCAATAAGCTGATTATTCAAATCGATTTTTCTTTTTAGACTTTCTTCCTCGCGTTTTCTTTTTTCCTTTGCTTTCTGCATGTGATATATGGTCATTTCAGATGCTTTTGTTGGTTTTTCATAAGTTCCACCAAGGCTGTAAAAAGCTGTCTTAAAATCACAATGTTCCATGCCTTGAACGAATGAAAAAATGTCCCCATTTGCTCCACATCCAAAACAGTTGTACGAATCTTTATATATTTTCATGCTGGCCGTATGATCACCGGTGTGGAACGGGCAGGGAACAAATCCCGCCCTGTTTGGATGAAAACCATATGATTCAACTATGTCACACATGGAATGAGACTGTTTTATTTCATCTACCGTCATTTAAAATCTCCACAATCTTTTTGCCCGTTTCCGATTTCTCACAGAACACAAAATCCACATTGTATCTATCTCTAATCGTGCACAGACTTTTATATAGCTGCATTCCATCTACCGCCTTTTCAGAGCACACTGTTTTTACCTTCCGCCCATTAACGGTCTTCCATCGGATTTCATGTTTTCTTGGGTTCTGCCAGAAGTAAACATCTTCTAATGTTTTTATATCTTCCCCGTGCTCCACCAGAATCACGATCTTAATATCCTGCTGTATCGCCCGAACCAGTTCAGCTTTAAAACGTTCGTGCTGCTGACAGACATTCCCGCACAGTTCCTTCAAGTCTTTTTTGCGATCAATTACCAGTCTTGGGTTATCCAGAGACTGATAATCGCCTACATACATTTTGGACCGGAAATATTTAACTCCAATGTCATCAAACTGGGTCCGGATCCGTTCCCATTCTTTTTTATGTTCCCTTGTGTCTACTTGTATCTGCAACTAAAACACCTGCCTTAATTGAATGGCAACTCTTCATCGATCCCATCGGGAATATTCATGAAACCATCTGCATCTTTCGGAGCTTTATCATAAAAACTCTGCGCGCTGCCTTTGTATTCCTTATAAGCCTTTGTTTCTGTCGTCTCTGGAATGCCGGCTTTCTCGACCTTGTCAAGCGATACGAACCAACGCATCACACGTTTTCTGACCTCTTTCCCGTTGTAAAAATCCATCTGCTCACCGAATACTCCGCCGATCTTCTTATTTTTAAACTGCGCACCGAAGTTATCGCCCCACTGCGTTGTAAATCCGGTATTGCTGTGCTCTACACAGGTTGTAAATGTCTTAAATGAACGATTGCACTTACCTTCGGCATCTTCTGTTAAAATGTACTGTGTTGCCTGGTTAGGCCATTTCTTATCCGGGCGGATATCATTCTTAAACTGCTCTGTAAAATACCCCGGTTGCGCATCATCTGGTGCAAAATCAAAAAGTACAACAATCATATCTTTTCCACTTTTCGATTTTGTTTCACTGACCTGCTTAATGATCAGTTTATGTCCACCAAGATCTACCGGAGTAAACTCTCCGCCTGCCGGTGTCTCATCGTAATTATTTGGTTTCTGCATTATTTTCCTTACCTCCGATTTCGTAATAATCTCTGATTGCTTTTTCAACTAACAGCATGTCATTATCAATGACCGCATCCTCAAACATGCCGATCGGCGACTTGCTGACTGCTCCATCTGCCGCCTGAGTGACAAATAAATGCTTATTTGACTCTACAATGCACCGCAGCACGATTGTAAACATACCCTCGATGCACACCTTTTCGTCTAACAGCTTTCCAATGGTTTTTGGTTTAATCTCTCCGAGTTCATTTGCTTCCTCATGCATGATCACATAAACAATCTTATCTGCCGGGACCTTCTCAATAATGAACTGGATCAGATTCCAGAAGTGATCACCGATCTGATTGTATAAAGTGAAAACTCCATTACCGCCACCTGCAGCACTATGTTTGCTCATGAACATATTTGTGATCAGATATCCGGCATCATCAATCACAATGTTCTTTGCCTTGGACTGGATTAAACACTTCATTACCGTCTGATAATCATCCGTGTTCCATCCGTCGATCTTCCCTTTAAATGGAAGTGGTTTATTTAAAACCCTTATAAGGTTCCAGTCCGGGTTTCCTGCGCAGTTTCTGAGGCTTGCGCTTTTTCCCATGCCGGATTTTCCAATAATAAGTACCGGGATCGCCATCACTCTTCCTCCTCTTCTTTAATAACCGCATTATCCGCAGCCGCTTTAATAAAGGAAGATGCTAACTCTTTTATACTGACACTTGCTTCCAGTTTTTTAGCTATCCCCTCTAAAATATCGCAGGCTTCCTCATCAATCCGGATGACTCCCCCGCCTTTTGCCTTATCTCTCGCAATAAGCTGTGTCTTTTTCTTTGTTTTAATTACTATTTCCATCTTTCTCTCCTATCTGGCTGTCCAGAATGGCAGCCCCATTATCATTTCTGCTCATTTAATTGACATGCTCTTTCCTTCTACGATCTCTGCGCCTGCCACACTGGTTCCTGCCTTTATCGCAGCCTTAATAGCAGTTTTGTCTGGCATCGGATCTGCAAATTTAAGAAATTCCTCTGGAAGCTGCGAAATATCAGTAACATTGACACTGGATGTCTTTCTGAATGAAATTGCTACCCTTGGTGTTGAAAATTTCTGTCCGGCAAGATAAGTTGCGAGGTATTTCTTAAGCGATTCAACCTTGTTTTCCGCTGCTTTCTGTCTCTCTGCAAATGACTGCTTTTCTGCCTTTAATGCCTCAGCATCCGCTGTCAAATTTTTAATATAAAGAGCGATATTCTCAATCTTCGTGTCACGCTCCATTTCCAGCTGGTCCAATCTATCAGAATCAAGGATCTCCCCTGTCTCCTGATCCCAACAGTTCATGATTTCATTTTCAATCTCAAATAAATTCATATTTACCACCTTTCATTTTCCCATTTCTCGTACATTTCTTCATCCAAACGCATCTCTGCCATTTCTTCCTCTCTGGCCAGACGTTCATATAAACGATGTATTCTTGCCTGCTCTACTTCCTGTTCATCAAACAGATCTGCATTATCTGGTACATATTCCATTACTGCACCTCATAACTCTCATACTTCTCAACTCTGAGAACATCATTATTGCTCGATCTTGCCAGCTGAATATCCTTGATCTCATGAATATTCATACTCAGGTAACCATCAGCTGACATTGTTAATGACAACAGGCTGTCGATTTTGTGATTCTCCAGTGTATTTTTAATACAATTAATTGCCGGTGTGATTGCCTGTGCGATCAATTTAAACTCTTCTAACTCATCTCTTTTGCTCATAATTCTCAATCTTCCCTTCCTTAATATATTTTTCTACTTCCTCTTCATCAGGAAATGTATATATTTCAGTACCTGAATGGTAAAAAGATGCATATATATACCAAACACCTGAAAAACTATATCTCCCTTCAACAGAAACATGTTCATCGAAATACTCTGCATACGCCATAAGATCATCCATCGAAAGAACATGCAATCGTTTATCTGCATTCAGCGAAACATCGATATTCAAGTCTTTTTTCATCTGGATAATCTGCTTCTGCGTTTCAATAACCTTTTCCAAGGCTACCACTTTCATCTCAATACTTGCGTCCACTTGTTTTTTCCTCACTTTCATGTTAAAATACATCAAAAGGATTTTTCTAAATCCTCTTGGTAAATAGCACCTGTCCTCGCCAAAGTTCAGGGTGCTATTTTTCTTTTTCACTAAGTAACCATCCCTTCATCTGATGATAAATTGGCACATAGCTTTCAGCATTAACTTCGATATTGAAATCAAGTCCCACTTTTGCAATAATCATGCCAACAGCCATATCCTCTACTTTGGGATTCTCTTCCTCACTTAAACATTGTGCATTTGTCACTACCTCGCCTCCTTCATACTGTCACTGCAATCGATCAGTTCTATATCCCCATCCAGCTTGTCCGCCTGATGAAAATAAAACATCTCAATCTGCATCTCTCTTCTGCGCTCCGATAGAACTCTCAACCCATATCCAGCTCCGGCGATAAATCCGCCAAGGATACAGACTGCTCCGGCGTAGTACATGTACAGTCCATCACTGTCGAGGCAGCACATGGCAAGCATTGATATAATCCCGCCGGTTGCCATGATGATTTTAGATAACCGTTTCACACACTACCACCTCCCCGATCCTGCAATCTTGCATCTCCATTTTTCAAAATTCTCCGTGTCAAATACTATCGTGCTATTCGGTTTTGCAGGGTTCATTTTCCACGCATATGTCTGCCCTTTTCGACGGAACGCGTAAAGTAAAAATTCCCTTGGAAACCCCATCTTTTCAAGCTCTGTTGCTTTCATTACTGGTTTTGGATAATTCATCCAGCCACCTCCCTACTTTACCGGAATACCGATCACACTCTCCATCAGGTCAATGTGCTCTGCGGTTATATGTACCTCGGTATGCGGATCATGGTTCTTTTTCAACCAGTCGACTACCGGCTTACACAGTTTTTCTAACTCTTCTACTTCGCTCATATTTCTCCTTTCTCGTTACATTTCTTTATTTCTCCATCTGTGGTATGATCTCCTTACAGGACGTTGCCGCGTCCGAGTATCATGAAAGGAGATATGCTTATGTCTGAGAAATTACATGACTTAACAATTCTTTATTTGCAAAAGTCAGATATTTCAAACCTCACCCCGGAACAGCTTTTTGACAAGTACAATGAGGTCTACAATCAAATGAAGGCTTATCAAAAATCCAATAAAGACTCGAATGTCGCTGTTCTTAAGTGATTTATACAGCTCTGCTAAAGCTGTTGATTCTCCACTAAGATCTTCACTGCAGGACTCCTTTGCTATCTTTTCCATCTGATATCGAAGGAGTTCCTTCTCTGTAGCTTCAGAAATTTTAATTCCTTTTCTATATTTCACTCAATCATCTCCCTTCTTATACAGTTCGTTCACTGAAACCCCCAGTGCCAATGCAATGTCTGGAATATACTCAGCCATAATGGCTTTTCTTTCATTCAACATTGAGCTGAACGCATTCGGTGTAAATCCCGCTTTTTCGGCAACAACACACTGTTTAAGTCCCTTCGAACGAATAACCCGTCTTATGTTATTGATAATCATCTGGTTATTACTCACTTGGTGTTTTTCTCTCCTTTCTTCAAGTTTCTTGGTGATGCAATCATGATACTATTAGTTTCTTGGTTTGTCAATACTTTTTTAACAAGTTTTTTGGTGTTTTATCTTGACGATACAAGATAAAAATAGTAATATTCAAATATAGATATAGGAGGTGCTTATGGGACTTTCAAATAGGTTAAAAGAGCGCAGAGAACAATTGGGATTAACTCAAAGCGAGGTTGCTTCTTTATTAGGGATAACACCAGGTGCAGTTGGAAATTATGAAAACGGTGTCAGTACACCTAAAGCAGATATTCTTTTTAAGGTTTTCGATGCTTTAAAATGTGACGCAAATTATTTATTTCAAGATGAAATGAATGAACGTTCTCAGGAGGATGCTGCCACCCCTTTAGAAATGGAACACCTTGTAAAAAAATACCGTGACCTCGATGAGCATGGTAAAAAAATGGTTGATTTTACTTTAAAGGAAGAATATGAACGCTCTGTTGCAGAAAAGAAGAAATCAGACAATATTGTCCCTATGGCGGTTAAAGAATCTTCTGATTATGAGCTTAATGCCGCGCACGCCGACGATTACATGGGTGCACCGGATGAATTAAAAACAGCAGAAGAAAAAATGCTTGATGAAGATTTCTAGTCCGTTTTATCGGACACTTAATATGTTATACTGTTGCGGGAGGTGAATCACATGACATATGAAGAACTTCTTATAGAAGCAGATGCAAACAATCTCACTGTAAAGGAAAAGCCGCTTCCAATCAGTAAGGGGCGAATTAAGGGCAATCGAATTGCTATACGAAAAGACATGACTGAAACAGAAAAAGCCTGTGTACTAGCAGAAGAGCTCGGACATTATTATACTGCCGTTGGTAACATCCTTGACCAATCTTCCATAGAAAACCGAAAGCAGGAAATGCAAGGTAGGATCCTTGCTTATAATAAACAGGTTGGTCTTCGCGGTATCATCGATGCATATTTGCACAACTGCAAAAACCTGTTTGAAACAGCAGAATATCTTGGAGTTACCGAAGAGTTTTTAAACGACAGCCTAACATACTACACAAATAAATACGGTGTATGCACACAGGTTGATAATTATGTTATATTTTTTCAACCGAATATAGGAGTTATGGAATTAATCTAAAGAAAAGAGGAATATATTATGAAATGTCCAAATTGTGGAGCTGAAGGAAATGGGAAATTTTGTGAATACTGTGGTTGTGAGTTACCGCGAAACACCCCTGACACCATATTAAATAACCAAACCAATAGTACCGTAATTAATAATTACTACTCTGCACCACAGCAAACACCAACACCCAATCAAACTGTCAGCCGTCCTTATATACAGGCTCCTGCCGTCAGTGGGAAAAACCAGACAGTTGCACTTGTATTGTGTATATTTCTCGGTTTTTTTGGTGCTCATTATTTTTATGTTGGAAAAGCTAAAATAGGAATCTTATATCTTCTCACCATGGGTTTATTTGGAATTGGTTGGCTCGTAGATATATTTAGAATCGCAACTGGTTCTTTTAAAGATATCTCGGGATTATGCTTAAAAAAAGCTGTTTCCTCATCTCATACCCCCGCTACTTATAGTTCATCCACAACAGTTATATCTGCAGGGACGATGGATTTGAACAAACCATATGATAATATGGATGGTCATGAGTTTGAATATTTTTGTGGTGATCTATTAAAGAAAAATGAATTTTCAAATGTTGAAGTCACAAGAGGAAGTGGCGATCAAGGTATTGATATTATTGCTTATAAAGATGGGGTAAAATATGGTATCCAATGCAAATGCTATTCCCAAAACATAGGCAATAAAGCGGTACAAGAAGCGTTTGCCGGCAAAACCTTTTATGATTGCCATGTTGCCGCTGTATTAACTAATCAGTATTTTACCAGAAGTGCAAAAGAACTGGCAGAACATAACGGTGTCTTACTTTGGGATAGGAATAAATTAGAAGAATTGATTGGAAAAGCAAATAATAATTAATGATGTACACCTTGCATTTACCACTTAGTTATAGGGGGACACATGAGTTTAATATTAGGATATGCAAACAAAGACAACGCAATTATTATGAGTGATGGACGCGCTGGCGAAAATGGAAGCCTTTCCGAATTTTATAATAAAACCAGAAAAATAAACGGCAATATAATAATTGGTTTTGCTGGATTTGCAGAACCAATAGAACATTTTCTGAATCATGTTATAAAAGAAATGGGGACAGAGATAAATCAATATTATATGGATGATTTCTGGGAGATTATGACATTTCATATGAATAACAAAGAGACCCAATCACATTTAAAATCAACCTTTATAATTATTGGACGGACTAGCAATAATGAAATGTATACTTCTACAATAGGTAATTCTACAAATTATATTTTAGAAGAGCATTTAGTTACCTCTGCTCCAAGAATATGTTCCATAGGCGGCACTATTGACGGAAAAATAATAAATGACATTTATACAAAAAACATAACACAGTACCATGTTCCAATTAAAGAATGTATGCAGACAACAGTTTACGAAGTCGCAAAATTAGATTGTTCTGTTAATGTCAACTGTTTCAGTACTGCCATATAATTGTCGTTCATCCTCCGGCAATTCAGCTGTAAAATAAGAATCATTTATATCCATACATGTTTCATTATGTGGATCGTAGTCAGACCAGTTAATCGGATTATACTGTTTATTTATCATTGGCACACCTCCGTTATAATAACTACTCATATTATAACGTGATTGAATAACTATTTTGTGCCATATGAATTTTGATAAATAAAAACCGCCCCAGTGCTACCAACACCAGAGCGGCAAACATTGCTCCGAAAAGCAATATCCTAGACAAAGCATATTATACCTTTCGGAGCAGCCAAACGCAAGCGGAACACCCGTTCTCTGCTGGCTGTTATTTTTATACCCAAAAAAACGGGTCGATTTCGACACCTTTAATATCAGAAAGGATGATACATATGGCAAAAGCAAAATACATTAAAAACTCCCGTGGCGAGTATGAAACCAAGATCTGGGATGGTACTTACAATACAGATGGCAGTAAGCATCGTAAACGTCTCGTCTCAAAGAAATCCAGTGCTGATCTGGAGCGACAGGTAAATCAGTTGAAAAACGATGTGGAAAATGGTCAGTATGTTCAGGGAACCGACGTGACTTTTTTAGAATATGCCCGAAGCTGGCTCCTCACAAAAAAGGCTGCCCGTGAAATGAATACTCGAAAAATGTACGAAAATATTATAGAAACGCACCTTTCATTTTTGGAAGATGTACGTCTGTCCGACATACGAAACAGCCATTTCCAGTTAGCTATCAACAATGCACTGGATAAGCCGCGGACTTGTGAACAAATAGAAGTTACTTTTAAACAGATCATGAAAATGGCTGTAGCTGATAATTATATCGGCATCGGAATGTACGACAAGATCTGCGCAGACATCAATCTGCCAAAGTATGTCAAAAAAGAAAAACGCCCTCTCACGTCCGAGGAAAAAGAAGCTATTTCAAAGGCAGATTTCACAAACAGGGAGAAAGCGTTTATCTATATCATATATTCCTGTGGATTACGCCGTGGGGAAGCTCTGGCTCTATCAAAATTCGACTTTAAATCGGTAGGTGGCAAATACTCTGTCTCGATCACAAAAACGCTTATTTTCCCGAAAAACGCGTCGGAGATTAAGCAGATGCCAAAAAGCGATCACGGATTTCGGTCTGTTCCAATCCCTGATACTACCGCAGCCTTTTTAAAAGAGTACATCTCTACTCTTCCCGGTACATATCTGTTTACCTGTCGTGACGGATCAAACATAACGCATTCCGCTTATGTAAAAATGTGGGGGGCCATAGTAAAGAAAATAAATTATGCTGCAGGCGGTACTGATGCTTTTCCTGTCGTGTCCGGTCTGACTGCACACATCTTCCGACACAATTACTGCACGAACCTATGTTACCAGGTACCGGCAATCAGTATAAAGAAAATTGCTCAGCTAATGGGAGATACAGAGAAAATGGTACTGGATGTATATAATCACATCATGGAAGAAAAAGAAGATGCCGCAGCCGTTGTAAATGATGTTTTGGCAATCTGATTTGCGGACACAATGCGGACATTAGGGTCAAAAAACACCTTGCGGACGCAATGCGGACATTAAAAACCATCAACTTTTGATTACTTTTTACTACTTTAAAAATCACAAAAAAATAGCGGAAAGCCTTGATTTTACTGGCTTTCCGCTATATTCATCTTAATGAGACATCGGGGATTCGAACCCCGGACAACTTGATTAAAAGTCAAGTGCTCTA